GTATAATAGAACGTATGTCGCAGGATGATCCAAGTAAGTATCTCTCACCCTGCTACAAATGTCAGAAAGATCCTGGAAGATACACTAGAGACAATCCAGGAATCGACTACAAAGGTGAGCGCAAGTGAGAAAGACTGGTATCTTTATCCCTGGAAGGTTGGGAAGCGAAAGACTCCCTAATAAGTTGACATTACCGTTAGGTGATAGTTGCCTTTGGGATATTGCATGTAAAAAGTTGAATGAACTTCCAGATCAGTATAATAAGTATGCATTGTGTTACGATGAAGAACTTGTAGAAATCGCAAGTAAGTATGAAAACATTAAGGTGATAGTACGAGATAAAAGAACTACTGAAGTTGATGGACCACTCACTTTTATTTTCAAAGAACTAGAACAGGTTGAAGATGATTATCTTATGTTCTTGAATCCTTGTCTCAGTTTACTCAGTATCGATACTATCTTGACTAGTTTGACGGCATTTAATTTTTCTCATTATGATTGTGCGACTAGCGTGAAGAGATACCAAAACTGGTTATGGAATAAAGATCATAAACCATTGACACCTATTGACTATGATCGATTGAGTACAAAAGAAATACCTGTACATATGGAGGCTGCTCATTGCTTTCATATTTTTAACAGAGAAGAATTTTTCAAAACAGGAAATATGCTGAATCAGAATCTTGGGTTGATCAGCGTTCCTAGTGATGAATTGATGGATATTGATACACCAAATGATTATCAGTATGCGAGCTGGGTTCATGAGAATAAACTATAAAGATTTAGAGTACAGAGAAAGTCTGCCTAAGATTCTTCATGAAACACCTTTTGTGAATGTTGGACTGAAGTATGAAGACTTTTTGAAGCAGTATACCCCAGCGATTATAGAAAAACTAAGTGACGATTCTAATTTAAAAGTTATGAATCAAGTTGACGGAAAACCGATAAGATCATCACTAAAAGATACTGCGGTTTGTGAACCAATAGTGAGTTTTTTTGAAAAAGAGTTTGGTGGTGAGCGTTTTATGGTTCATGTTAACCGCAGTCATGTAGTAGATATTCCATCAAACAACACCTTTGATGTTGATACATCAGAAATTTGGATATCTGAATTTTGGCATATAGATAATGTACAGAGACCTGTTATTGGTATAGGAATCTACTTGACTGATGTTGATGATGATTCAGCTCCCATGACTTATGAAGATCCTCCAGAAAATAATTTCTTCGCACCTATTGACAATTATACTAATTGGACTCAAAGTAGGTTCTTGGACTTTGAGCCTAAGAACCCTGTCAATATCACAGGTCCAAAGCATACAACATTTTTATTTGTACCCAACTTTCTACATAAAGCAAATTATGCTAGAAAAAAGCAACGTGATGCACTTTATATGAGGTTAGCACTATGACTTATATTATTGCCGAAATCGGAATCAACCATAATGGTGATATAGGCAAAGCAGGTGAAATGATAGTTAAAGCTGTGAAAGCAGGTGTAGACTGTGTTAAGTTTCAAAAGCGAACTCCTGAGATCTGCGTTCCTGAAGAGCAGAAAAATGTGATGCGTGATACTCCTTGGGGGAGAATGACGTATTTTGATTACAAGAAAAAGATTGAGTTTGGTAAAAAAGAATATGACCAGATTGATCAATTTTGTAAAGAATTGGGCGTTAAATGGACAGCAAGTGTTTGGGACGTTCCTAGTTTAGATTTCATGAAACAATATGATGTTCCTTTTGTGAAGATTCCTAGTGCATGTATCACTGATATTGAATTACTAGAGGCTGTACAAAAATCTGGGATTCCTACTGTTATCTCTACAGGTATGAGTACGTTAGATGAGGTTAGGGAAGCGGCATTAATCTTAACAAATATTTTTGGTGCGATGATTTGCAATAGTACATATCCTGCTCCAATGAATGAATTAGATGTCAGCTCTATGAAACTGTTAAAGTATCTGTTTCCTGTGCAAACCAAAATAGGGTATAGCGGGCATGAGGAAGGATTATTACCTACAATCGTAGCTGTAAGTGCTGGTGCAGAAATAATTGAACGGCATGTAACTCTAGATAAAAATATGTGGGGCACTGACCAAAAGGCAAGTTTGGATATGCAAGAACTTAAACAGCTTGTTTATAATATCCGAACAGTGGAAACGATTTTAGGAAATACTGAAATAAAAGTGTATCCTGGAGAAGAAGAAGTCAAGAAGAAACTTCGCAAATAACAAGCACACTGCCCTCATATAAATATAATAATAAAAAACCAAATGAGGGCAATATGGCGATTCCATCTACCAGAGATCAACTAAAAGAGCATTGTCTTCGTAGACTCGGAAAGCCAGTCATCGAAATCAATGTCGCAGACGAACAAGTCGAAGATCGGATCGACGAAGCACTCCAATATTACCAAGACTACCATTTTGATGGTGCTCAACGCATTTTCCTTGCGCATCAAATCACAGCGGAAGATAAAACGAATCGTTACATTCCTGTGGATGACAGTATTATTGGGGTTGTCAATATTTTTGATATTGGCGATTCATATTCTACAAACAATCTCTTTAGTTTAAGATACCAGTTATCTCTAACTGACTTATATTCTTTCTCAAGTGCTAATCTGTCACCATACTACATGGCACTTCAGAATGTAGCTCAAGCAGAAGAACTCCTAGTCGGCAAGCAGCCATTGAGATATAATCGTCATCAAGATCGTGTGCATATCGATATGGACTGGAATCTTGTGACCATAGGCGAATATATTATAGTTGAAGCATATCAAGTTGTCAACCCAGAAACGTTTACACAAGTTTATGGTGATCGTTGGTTAGCAAGATATGCTACTGCACTTATTAAGCGTCAGTGGGGAGAGAACCTTAAAAAGTTCGAAGGTATGCAACTTCCTGGAGGAATGACTTTTAATGGTCAGAAAATTTGGGATGAAGCCACAGAGGAAATTAATCAGCTGGAAGAAGAAATGATTACAAGTTATTCTCTACCAGTCACCGATATGATAGGCTAATATGGCAACCAATCAGTTTTTTAACAATTTCAATTTCGGGCAGACTCAAACACTTTACGAAAACTTAGTGATTGAGAGTATCAAGATGTATGGTGCAGATGTGCTATACATGCCAAGAACACTTGTAAAAGAGGATGTTCTGTATAGAGAGGACACACTTTCGATTTTTGATGACGCCATTGAAGTTGAAATGTATGTTAAGGATGTCGAAGGTTTTGGTGGTGATGGAGATCTTCTTTCTAGATTCGGTGTCGAAGTTTATGATACAGTCAACTTAACAGTTTCTAAGAAAAGATTCAATCAAGCTCGAGCAGAAAATCTGATGCTCGAAGTCGGTTATAATATGATACAAGAAGATGGGGATGAGTTATTACTTGAATCAGAAACTGATCAAGGTTACAACTTTATTCCTGGATCGAATACAACTTCAGTTTCTATGTATCGTCCGAGAGAAGGTGATTTAATTCACTTCCCATTATCAAACACAGTGTTCGAAGTTAAGTTTGTTGAGGATGAAGAAACATTCTATCCTCATGGAACTCTGTATACTTATGAATTGCGTTGTGAATTATTCCAGTTCTCATCAGAAAGATTTACTACTGGTAATACTTCTATTGACACCATGGCACTTAACGAGAGCCTTGATCTTCGTGCATCTGAGTTCTTACTTGAGGATGGCAATAAATTACTTACCGAAGATGGTGACAGTATTATATTTGAATCAGCAAGTATTGATTCTGATGACGTTCAAATTGGTGTTAATGTTGAAAGTATTGATGGACTTGCTCAGAATGATTTCTACAGACAACAATCGATTTCAATTATTGACTTCTCTGAGCGAAATCCTTTCGCTGGGGTACAGGATTACTAAATGTTTGGTCACAAGTTTTATCACAGTACACTAAGGAAATATGTTATCATGATTGGTAACATGTTTAATGATATTGAAGTCGCAAGAACAGATAATTCGGGAAATGTTGTTCAAACAATTGCTGTACCAATTGCTTATGGACCAAAACAGAAGTGGTTAGCTAGAGTTACTAATTTTCCAGATTTAAATGATCAGAAGTTTGCTGTAACATTGCCTAGAATAGGTTTTGAGATGACTTCTTTGAACTATGCACCAGAAAGACGTTTAAATTCTTTACAGAATCATTATAAACTATCTGCGACTGATAGTAAAGCATTAAAAGCGATGTATTCGCCTGTTCCTTATGATATTGAGTTCTCAGTTTATATTTTAGTGAAGAATGCGGAAGATGGTACGCAGATCTTAGAACAAATCCTACCATTCTTTACACCTGAGTTTATGAGTACAATGAGACTTATGCCTGAAATGGATTTGAATCTTGATGTGCCAACTATATTAACTTCAGTGTCATCAGAAGATGTCTATGATGGTAACTTTGAGGAGCGTCGAGCGTTGACTTGGCAGCTAGATTTCACTGTTAAGGGTTATATCTTCCCACCAGTCAGGGATCGTTCTGGACTGATTAAGTCCACTACTATTAATATGAATATTCCTAATATGGAGTTTGATAATCAAACAGTCACAACAGGCATTTCTAACAGCGTTATAAGTAATACTGAGGCATTGGGCACTGTGTTTAGTAGACCTGCTCTAAAAGCTGATGGAACTCCAACTAGCAATGCATCTCTCTCTGTACCATTAAGTCAGATTGATGCAGACGATGATTATGGGTTTAGTACAAGTATAACTGAGAATATTTAAAACATGGCAACAGTTGATGATAAATTAAATAATGTTTTTGATATTCCTTCCACAGCATATGAAGTGATTGAGGAAGGCGAACAAATATTAGAAAAAGCTGAAGTGATTGTGAACAGCGAAGAATCAGTTGATGCTGATTTTGAATACGCTAGACAAAATCTTAGAGAATTAATCGAGCGTGGTCAGCAAGCCATTGATGGAATTATGATGATTGCTCGTGAAGGTGAATCACCAAGAGCCTATGAAGTCATTGCCCAATTAATCAATACCATCGCATCTG